GTTTCCCAGTCACGATCCGAGCGAGCAAAGAGTGGGAGGAATACTGTGAAGAATGGAAAAAGCCGACAGACACGGTTTACGGGTATGTCCCGATTGCGCTTGTAGAAGCGTACATCGAATCACATGGCGGTCAGGTGGTTTAACAGGAGAACAGTAAAACTACTCAACCGGCCTTAGCTTTCTTAACTCAACTTCCTGTTCAAGTATTGTCTTCACGAACATCGGCACCGGGCTTTTCCCTGACCGCCAACGCCACACGGTAGAACGATCATGGCCGGTTTTCCTGGCAATCCATGCAGAAGGTATTTCAAACTCTCGTTGGATGGCGCAAAGCTGGCGGTTATTCATACGATGATGAGCAGTCGGTGAACAATTCATTCATGCGGTCTTCCCGCATTCCCTGAAGCAAAGGAATGGTGAAGGTCTCTGCGCGGTGCCTTGCCTCTTCATCCATGGCCAATGTTGCGCCACGTTTTGGGGCAGGCTTTGAGCCGCCTTCAGTGAAGAATGAAAGCCTGGTCAGAGACTCATCAATCAGTTTGATTTCGCTCAACTGGAAATGCCTTTCTTGTTGATCTTCTCGAAAGTAACAACCTTGGGTTCCTTCAAGGGGTCTCCTTTCTTGTCAGTGTAGCAAAGCACCCTCTTGGAATGGTGTTTGATGACCGGTGTTTCCGCAGCGTGTTCAACGCACCATTCCCTTACTTTAGCCAGCATAATCAATCCTCAATGAATGGTTGAATTGACCACGCTTGTTAATCCCAGCATCTAAAACCCCTGTCCCTTAAGTTCCTTGGCGCGGCCAGCTTGCCCTGGTGTGATAAAATCTTTTTCTTCAACCGGCTGGGTAATTGTAATCGGCACCAAGACCGACCGGCAGTTAACGTGATTTGGTGGCTTCAGGGAGTCAAGTTCAGGGTCATCCAAGTTGAAGACCCTGCCATCCAAGGCGCTGCAGACCGGCGAGGTGCGCCCGTCCATAATCGCGGAATACTGCATGCCTCTCATGGCTTGCGGGAATTGCCTGGCCTGCACCAACCGGCCCTGGTTGAACGCGGCGGTTGACTCGGTACGCGCAATCATTTCAGTCCTGAAAGGGGCCATGGCCTTGTCATCTTTGATCAAGGTAGGATCACCAACAAACGGTTCAAAGGCGGCTTTGATTCTCAACTGGACTTGCCCGGTTGTTTCCCCGTTGCCGATACCAGTTAACACAGCCTGTTTAACGCGCTTCAGTATCTCCTGGTCTTGCGTGGCAGCAAGTTCAATGCTCTTGTCCTTGAGATAAGCCAAGGCTTCTCTTGGTTGTGTGTTGACCTGCATTTCAATGGCAACCGGGACTTCATTGGCCAGTTGCTCCCGGCCAAAGTCAAACGTTGAATCAAGGAAGGTTCGATATGACTTGCGAAGTTTTGACACCCCCGGCAATTCATTCACGGTGATAGGCGCTTGCTTCCTGGCGTAATCCCTTAGCATCCGGTCACGCGCTTCAATCAGGATTGACTGAACACTGATTGTCAATTCCTGTTCTCGTTGGTTCAGGCCGGTTTCAATCTGCTGAAAGTTCATCACCGCTTCATACTGATTTGGTGCCCGGTTCAGCGCAAAGGTCAACTTCTGGAAAGGTAAATCCTCTTCATCTTCTTCTTCAAAGACCCGTTCAGGGAATCCGGTTGCGGCCCTGATATGCCTCTCATCTTCGTCAGTCGTTGCAACAACCCCTTCCTTCACCAGTTCAACCCACAACTTGAACATGCTGTGAATATCATCATCAGACAAGGGCAGTAGCCGGAACCGGGGATATGAAGTGACGTTGAAATTCAGGTCAACCAACGGCTTAAGGATGGCTTCGTTAACGGCCTGCTCTTCGATTTCCTGCCGAAGCTGGTTCACAACAAACATGAACACATCAAAGATCACCCTGGCCCTGGCTTGTGAGCCAACCGCTTCTTCAGGGGAAATGCCAAGCAGTCCCGGCATCAGGATGGCCTTGGCCATGTCCTTGTCAAACTTGTCAAGGGCAGGCTCAAAGGCTTCCCCTACTCTCGCGTTCATCGTATCCGGTGACCAGAATTCAAGATCATCTTTGTTTTCCCCTCGGGGAACGATGCCAACGGTTGCCGCCTGGATCTTCTTCATGATGGTCTTCAGGGAATCTAAAACCTTCCCTGTGAAGCTGGCGGAATTGTACAGGCCAAGGATGGGAGGAATACCCATTCTTTCGAGATACATCAGCAACCATTTGTAGGTGTTGTTCTTTGACCAGTAAGCCCGGTAAGCGGCGACAAGATCACTGGTGCCATACGGGTTATCAAACTCTTCCATGTAAGTGAAGATGACAAACTTCGCCGGGTTCAATGGAACTTTCTTGAAGCCCTGCGATTGGTACAGCGCGGTAATTTCACCGAAATCACTTTGACCAAAAGTGAAAGTGTGCGGGCGCCTGGTCTTCAGTGCAGCAAGATGAATCCTTGACTCTTCAAGAACGAAGACCTTTTCTGTCACACTGAAGCCATAATCAATCGCGGTCATGATTTCCAGCAACGCATGATCCAAGGTGCCTCTGACATGCAGGAAGTTATCACGCACAAACTCAGTCACTTCCCAATCGTCATCCTGGTCATCGGGGCTGACCACTTCCCAGCCGGACGAAATAACAGCATGCTTCTTGAACAACAACGCTGCCTTGATCTGCTCTTCCTTCCGCATTTCGTCAATAATGCGGTAACCCTTGCGGCTGATCAGTTCAGAAGGGTTGTAAACCTCGTCACCGAATCCTTTGAACCTGGCCGAAGAATCCATGATAGCCACTTCAGTCAAAGCTTCAGCAGGGGTCAGCATGTGCTGAAATCGTTCAATCAGTGTCGGCATGACTGTTCCTGTTATTGAAGGTGGGCGAAAACTTCATGACCAGTTCCCGACTGGAAATTTCAACGGCACCAAGACCGACCGCCCTGGCGCGCACGCTTTTTGATATGTCATAGTGTGGCATTCTTTTATTCTGGAACCAGCTTCTTTTCAGGCCAAGCATTTCGGCCATGTCATGCAGTTCTTCAAGTGTATCTGCCACCATGTGGCACATGACCATTCTGCCATAAGGCCACCTCGATTCATCGACATACACCGCCATTCAAATCAATCCCACGGGTCACCTTCCGTTGCAGTCTGCAACGTATTCTCAATTATTGCCTTCTCCGCGTCAAACTGTTCCCCTGATCCCGGCTTGATGAGCCGGTGAAGGCCGTATTTTACTGCATCCCAAATGTGGTCATTGGCATCAACAAGTTTGGTGGTGATTTCTTCCGTGACTCGGTCAACCTTATAACGCCAGTCCCTGGCTTCCTGCGTGGCGTGCTTGCACTCTGGATGAATGACAATCTTTTCAAAGCCGCGAAGATAGGCAATCGAGTCTTCAACAGAACCTGGCCACTTGTCAGCCGCTTCCATCTTGAAGCCTTTCTTGCGCATGTGACTGATGGTTTCTGGCCGGGCATTGTCGGCAGAAATCTTCCGATCTCGGCTATCTAGTATCGAATCGAACAAGGCCGGTGTGTCATCCAGATCACACTTGACTTTGTATGCTTCCTTTTCGATGTAAAGAATGCCCTGGCGCAGTTTCGTTCTGCCGTATATCCAGAACTTGACCAAGGTTGTCGGGTCAACACTGAAGCCCCAATCAGCGCCATAATACGGCCCTTCCCATTTCGGGTCATCGGGATGAGGCTCAAGAATGTCAAGTTCCCACTTCCCGTTTAGGACTTGCGCATCACTGAACTGTCGCGGCTGGCCTTCCCAAACATGCAGGTAGGCATCATAGTCAACCTCTTTCAGATAATCTTTCTCTTCCCGCATTTCCTCGGGAAACATCCCAAGCTCTTCGGCATAGCGCCAATTCGATTCTATGACTATCCGGTTCCTTGGTGGCCTGATAATCATTCGTTGGTGTGTTGGATCTGTCTCACGGTTCAGATTGTACGTGACCCATATTTCAGAACCCGGTTTCCTGATCGTCGGCGGCAGAACCCGCCATGATTCTTCTGACATATTTTCCGCTTCTTCACACCAGCAGATCGTGACCCCTTCAAGAGACTTAATATCTTGTGAATTGTGACGAAGACCAAGAAAGATGAATTCTGATCTGCCTATCTTGATCGAGTCCCGCAGAACTTTAGTACCGCCAACCTGCATCTGCTCTGCCTGCGTTTCTATCAGTCGGTGAACGGAATCTTTAATTGATCGTTGTAGTTCCCTGGTGCAAAGAATCCGGTGCTTTTCTTCAGCAGCCTTCAGTATCAAGGCCCGGCAGAAGTTCCAAGACTTGAGAGAGTAACGACCACCAAGGCCGACTTTATACCGCGCCTTTTCTTCCCTTAATGGCGCAAACTTGGCAGGAATTTGAACGGTTACCACTTGCGAATATTATCACTTCTTCAGGTCATTGCTTATGGGGTGTCCGTGTCAGGCTTCACCTTGTGGTATCTCGGTATTTTGCTAATCACCACTGCTGTACCTCGCAAAGTCGCTTCCTTCTTTCGTAACAATTCACGTTGTTGTAACTGAGGCGGTGTACATCCGCAGATACCGTAAAAGACCTTGTGCAGAGGGCACTGGACTATGGTGTAGCAACTCATCCCTCCCCCTCAAGTAAGTGGCTGTGCTGGATATCTCGCATTATTGATCTGCCTCGTTACCCACTGGAATTACCAATACCGGAATGCCTTTGGTGAAGGCTCGTTGAATCGTGTCCCATGTGCCGCCTTTCTTGTGGTACAGGTCGTGATGATCAGGTAACGCGCCCAGTCGGTCTGCTACATCAATCATCTTGCCGTTTCTAATCGGCCCAGCAGCGTTACCCTGCTTCTCCCAGTCTGCGCGGAAACACCTGCCGTCATTGAGGCTGATCCCGAATGCCTCTCTAACGCACTTATCAATTCCGGTTTTGCAACACCCGACAATAACTTCGTAGTGGTTTCCGCCTGCTAGCGCTCTTGCCATCCGGCGCAGCACGGCACTCGACACCTCGTGCTTCCTGCTACCTGAAAACGCTATCTTCTTCATCCGCTATCTCCGCTCTTATCGTTATCTTGCTCGTATCGCGTCAGCACAGGAGCCTTTCTGAATCTCAGCAAACCATCAGGCAGAGGATTTTCTTCAACGTGCCTTGCATAATGTGGAGAGCAGTAGTGAGTGTTCTCGGCTATAGGGAAAGCATGATCGCGGCATAAGTGCCTGTCGCAAGTTCCGTTCCCAACCGGATAGTCGCAGAGATAATCAGCCACCCAGTTACATTCTCCGCAATGAGGCCCTAGATCGCCGCACAGAAACATTGTTCCGCCATCATCTGTTTGACGAATATACAAAGCCATTACTTATCCTCTGGTATGGGCATCCAGTGGGTTATCCTTGCATGGAAGGTTGCTGCCCATGCGCCCGCAAGAAACTCAAAGACCATCGGGAAGGTTGCTTCGTGATAAGGGTTGAACGCCATGCAGAGATAGACTCCTTCTTCATCAGGAAACCTATCATCAGCAGACACCCACGGATTCTCCAACGCTTCTATGCGCTCCTGTAACTCAGCTAGGTTTGTAATGCACTCCCCGACTAATTCAACTGCTGAATCAGCGTGACCTGTGCTGATGCTCATGCTGATGAGTTTTTCACATGCCGCGTTCACTGCTACTTCTTCGTCGGCTATGCGCTCCTGTAGGTGCTGGATGGTTTCCTCTGCCGTAATCAGTTCAGCAAGTAAGACGGTCATTAGATATGACTCGGCATCCCACCCTTTGTGGACAAGGGCCTCTGTCGCCTTGCCGCAGCGTTCGGAATGTCTGTGCTTCGTCAGGTCAACTGAATTTATCAAATCGTCATGCTCACCCATCATCACGCTCCCTTAGAAACTCATCCACGGCAGTCTGGTCGTCACCGCATTCAGTGAGCCAGTCAGAATCCAGGTAGTGATGCTTCATCAGCCATTCTGAATACTCGGTTAGCAGGGCGTTGGCTTCTACTTTGCGGCGTGAGGCGAGTAGTGATTTTTCTTGAAGTTGTTTACGCAGCCTATGAATCTCTAAAGCGGCATTATGACCCATCATCACCTCCCTTGAGTGCTGCCTGAATGTCCACGGCTTGGTGATAAGCACAGACAAAGCCTTCTATCAGAAGATCGCTATTCGGATGGCATCGTTCGCAAGCATGATCACCGCCCCAAAAGGTTTCTTCAAACGGCTCTACTTTGCGGACTATGAAACTTGAAAGTAACTTCACCTGTTCCCGTAGTGCGTCCCTTTCTTCTCGGGCTTTTAGGCAGTTGTCAGCCAGTTTACAAATACCATCTGCAAGATCACTCTTTTCACCCATCGTCGTTGCTCTTCTGTAGTGCTGACTGAATCTTCTGGTGAAGTATCGAACCTGAACCGATTGCGTTTTTCGGGTTTGGCTTCAGGTATTCATCGCATTCACGTAGCGTTTCAACCAACTGCCAGTAATCATTCTTCAGCGTGTATCCGCTGCCATCTACCCTTGGCGGCTTCCCGCCAATAACGTCAGCCAAAGATTCCAAAGCATCGTCGTACCGCTGCATATCGTCGTCTGGTAAGTCAGGATCACAGGCAACGGTGATGTAATGTTTGACTGCTGTTTCAAGTTCAATGATTCGTTTCTTATATGCGTCGGCTAAGCAGTCTCCATCACAAAAACTCGAACATCCTTCGCATAGCGGTTCAACCTCGCAAAGAACCTCGCCGCCTGTCGGTCTGTGCCGTTCAGTACAGCCGCGTTTGCCACAAATTTCACACTCCGCGCTACACCGTGGACAACCTTCTAATGTAGGTTGCTCACCGTCAATCGTGTATCCAACAATCCCTTCTCCCTTGCATATCTGGCATGCTTTTACTTCACCCATCGTTGCTGCTCTCCTGTTCCTGCCACAAGTATTCCGGGTGCGTGTGCTCACAGGCTTCAAGTTCTTTACTTTCGTCGCCGGGATCAACAAGCCCGTTGCAGATGATCTTGACCTGCCCGTAATAGTCTGGACGATCTGGTACCAGTTCCCCACTGCACATTGGATTAGGGCAGTACCTTGGAACGATTCGCCCTGTGTTGTCTCGCATCATTGGCTGCTCTCCTGTTCCTGTTCCTCAATCAAATGGTTCATGGAATATGCACCCCGTTACATGACGAACAACCTCGACCACCGCAGAAGGGGCAGTTCTCAAAGTGCATCTTCTCATTCTCCTGCTCCTGTAGGTCTGCTTCTTTTTCAGCCTTTCCGGGCCTCATCGTTCCAGCGTCGCAAATCTGTTTGAACCAGTTTCCTAGTGCAGCGGCTGTGGTAATGATGTGATGTTTTGCTTTTTCCTCGTCCCCTTCTATTGCTGACCTGAGCGCCTTACCGGATAGATAGCCAATTAACCAGAACCAGTCGCTAGACAACTTGCCTGCATCGTGCTCGCTACCCCACTTGTACTCTTGAAACGGAATTTCAACCTTGACACCTTCGATAAAGTCATGCGTCAAGGGGTTGTTGATGGTAGCTTCCAGATCAGCCACCCGCTGTTGGGATTGCTGTAGTTGTTCCTGAAGATGGTCGCGTTCTGTTTCCAGTGACAGAATCTTTGCGAAAGGGTTATTGAGAGCCAAATTCTCCGCTTGCAGTTTCTTCACCTGCTCCTGAAGCGCCTGCACTTCGTTCTTGTGCATGGCTATCCATTCTTCAGAGTCTTTGACCTTGTTGATGAGGTCGTTTCGCTCTCTCAAAATTGTCTGGTAATCCCCGGCGGCAAAAGCAACGTGGTCGCAAAACTGATCAGTAATGGCTATACGCTCTCGGCCTTCTACGTAGATGTACTTAACAGGGACACTTTCGTCACCGATAAGCACCCACGAATGCATATCAAGTCTGCCGTGAGTGATTTCGGGGCAGGCGTTCAACATGGCATCGCGCCATATCTTTTTCTGCCCGTCCGGCAGGTGTTCGTCACCGTGAGAATCTTCCGGCACATCGGTAAGTTTGTTAGTCATACAGAAACATCCCCATCAATCGTTGATTCACCCGCGTACTTCGGCCGGGCTTCCATTTCGACGCACTTCTCTGAGGCGGCTGCAATCACGTCTGTAAACGCCCATATCACATCAGGTATGTTGTCAGTCATTGGTGCTCCCCGTTCAAGGTGTCGCTTTCGCTCATCATCTTCAAAAGCGCGTCCGTGACAGTGGTAGCAAGATACTCTGCAATGTTTTTCCTGACGGTTAGCTTTTTGCGCATTTCCTCGCTACAGGAAAGAACTGATCCTGGCTCAAGTAGTAGACCTAGCGGCTCGCTGGATTCTCTTATCGGCGCGAATGATTCATAGATCAGAGGCTCTGCAACCGGTAGCTTTTGAGTAAACACTCCGTATCGTGTCGAAACGGTAACCGTTATCTGGTCAGTCATTGGTGTTCTCCCTTGGCAAGCCGGTCATAAAGAACAACATTCACACAGGCGGCTAGGTTCATGCAGCGAGCAGTGGGGACGTAGACAACGTCACGGCACCATTCTGTGACCCTTGTCCCCAAGGTCGCATCCTCGGCACCGAAAATATAAAAAGCCCTCTCGGGGTGCTTGTAGTCAACGAGACTCTTCGCCCCCTCGACCAAGTCAACGGCGACAGGTACACAGTCAACAGGAATAACACTTCTCAGATCATCAACCCACAATGTCGGCATATGTCTATAAGCCTTTTGCGTGTCGGTTGCGCATTTCCCGATCTGCCTCAACTTCTTTGGGCGTGACCCAGCTAAGGCAACCATCGAAACGCCGTAACAGCCCCCGGCACGCAACACTGATCCGATATTTACTGGAGTCTTGGGATTGTCAAGTCCCACTGCTGCATATCCCCTCATCACTTCACCCTCACGCCTTCAATGTCGATATGACCTATTGGTGATTCGCCTGAAAAGCTACCGTCTTTGTCTCGTTTCATGTGGTCTGTGTTGTTCATTCCAAATTTCCTCTACTCTCTAACGACGATAGCAGATTGTCAAAGGAATTGACAGCTATTCTTTCGGCCCGATGTATTCAACGGTGATGTTCGCGGCCAATCCCCCTTCATCGTCACCAAGCGCGAGCTTATTGGCTAGACCAAGCTCCTGTGAAATGATCCTGGCGTTCAGTTGACCTGCTGCTGCCAAGGTAAGCTTCTGGTCAAAGATGATTGATTCGACTGCGTCAATGACGTCTGCATAATCTTCATCTTTTTTCCATTCTGTCCATGTAGACGTATGAATCCCAAGGGTTAAGTAAAGTCCCTGCTTTGTTAAAGCGCGGGGGTGTTCTTCATCTGAATAGACAATCTCTCCTTGATGGTGGAATGCCTTTTCTGACTTGATTGGGTTGGCTTCGGCCCATTTGAAGTATTCAACGGCCTTCTTCCATATCTGTGCAGGGGTGTATTTTTTGGGCTTGCCCAGATACGGATTCCGGTCATAAAGTCTGTCAGTCGCCATGGCTTTTTACTGGAAGATCCTCAACCCAATCCTGACAGCAAGGATGGTGGCAATTCCTGACGAGCAGACAAACGCATACAGCCAATACATGGCTTTTCTGGCTTCAGCGTCATATCGGCTCATCCATAGGTTGCGCTGTTCTGCGCATCGCCTGGCGTGCTCTTCGGCTTCCTGGATCAGACGAAGATTGGCAATCTTTTTCCCCGAAGGGGTTACCCGGTCAGCGTCAAGCCATTCCCCGGTTTTGGTTTCTACCATGCAGATACTTGAAACATGCGAAGGTTCGTTGATTCGGAAAGGCGGCGGCGCGTCTTTGTCTTTTACCATTTGGTCAGTCCTCTTCTTAAGATGAAAGTTCCGGTAGCCCTAACTGAACCTCACAGTTATCGGCTTCCACGATCAAATCAGAAGAATCAAAGGTCATATTGACCCTGGTCAATCCATCGCCAGCATCACAAACGATTTCAACCCGCCTAGGGGTAACCTGCTCCCCGTCAAGCTCAACAGTTGAATTGTAACCCTTCACACACAGCCTGATTCTGTTCATTGCTGAATCCTGAATTGCAAGAAAGGCCCGGCCTCATCTTCTCCTGATTGAACCGTTAATTTTACACCTTCTTTGATGTTCGTGTCCAAGCGTTTTACAGGTATCCGGCAGTCCCCACCCTGTTCCTGAAGGAAAAACATGGTTGCCTGCTCAAGCAGCATGACCACGGCCCGCTGGTTTTCGTCAGTCAGGACACCAATGATTTCATTGACTTCCGGCAAGGTTCCATGTGGAACGTTCACTGTGAAACCATCCTCTTCTCAACGTTTTCCAGTGTCCTGGCCATTAACCGGCCCCATAATCGCAGGCTTTCGGCATAGTTCACCAGCAGGTTCAGTTGCTGTTCCAGCGTGATTTCATCCTGTACCGTGTGTCCGTAAATTGCCCAAGCACACGCGGCGGATTCAGATAGCCCGGTTTCCACCTGGATTTCATCAGGCGCTTCTTCCTCGTACCGCTCGCAGATTTCAGCATAATAGGCGGCATCCTTTGGTGTGATGACGATGACAGGCGGCGATTCGAGAGAAGGGGCCGGGGGCTCAGTCGGAATCGCTGGCGGGATGTAAACCGGCACTTGAACCCGGTGAATCTCGGGTTTCATCCAAGCGCATGAAGATAGCATTGCGGCGAGCAGTGGCAGAATTGCCAGTTTCAAAGGGTTGCAGTATTGCACGTTGTCTTTCCCTCGATCTTAGTTTATCTAACTGCTGGCTGACAGCCAGCGTGCGGTTCATGGTCTCTTGTTGAAGCCTGAACGCTTCCTGAATGGTCTGGTTCTGTTCTTTTACCTGGTTTGTGGCTTCCCTGATTCTTTCGGCAAACTGTTTGTTGGCTTCCTGTAGTTCTCCGGCAACGACTTTCAGTTCAGCATTGGCTTCCTGAAGATTGTTGGCGCGGTTGTATTGCCACCCGGCCAAGAGAGAAGCAAAAACAAACGCAGCGCCTAAAACGTGGATCACGTCAAATCCAAAAATGCTTCCCAACGAAACCCTGAACCGGGGTCAGCCTTTCTTTCCGGGTCAACGTCCCAATGCCGAAGAACCCGGCTTTCAGGTATTCCATGCGCCTGCTTCCAGTTAACAACAACCCCGGCAGCAGAGTAGAACTGGATGGTGTTACACCAATCACCCTTAATCGCTTCCAGCCATGACCCGTAGTCATGAACACCTGGCACCAGAATTTCAACGCCAAGGGAATCAGTGTTGTGCCTTCTCGCGTGCCAGCATCGTTGGTTATCGCCACGTTGTCTGATCACTCTCCCGTCAGGGCAAACGTAAGCGTGTGCAGATAGACCGATTTCGTTGATGAATTCAGGCGCGAAGACTTCACGGCCTTCATGCTTCAAGAATTCGGCCATGCAGTGAACAATGATCTTATTCGGGGTGTTGGGCGAGTTTCCGCCGTTTGAGCTTCTATAGTTCATCAATGACAGTCACGTTCCTTGGGACAAAGTGACTGCCATTATAATAAATTTCCGCGCCAATATCTGCCCCGCCGCTGGCGCGGTATATCTTCAACTTGGCCTTGGCCTGTTCTTCAGTCAGACTATCGTCCGGCTCAAAAGGGATAGTAGAAACCTCTGCTTGCGTCATCGGCCTTGTGATTAACTTAAGGAAATCTTGGGTTTTCCCTGACGGTATTTTCAAGGGGCGTTGCTCTCTTCGTTTCTCTTCCCGCTCTTCTTTTTGTCCTTGCTTGTAGGTGCGGTAAATGTGCATGGCCGTTCCCACCACAAAAAAGGTAATAGCCGCGCCTTCCAAAAAACTGTTTTCCGCTTCCATGGTGAACTTGACGCCCATCACGTCAGCATTAATGCCAAGTTGTGAAACAAGTCCGAAAATTGGGGCAAAGACCAGAGCATAGATTTGACCCTGGCTTAATCCGGTGACCCACTTCGCCATCGCGCCCATTGATTCAGTCATTTTGAACCCTCAACTTGATCAGTTCGTCCTTGATGAATTCCAGCGTTTCAGATTGCTTTTCAAGGTGCCTTTCCTGCCGTTGGTCACTCTCAAGCTGGTCTGAATGAGCCTTGTTGTTGGCTTTCTGTATCTGCGCTTGAACCTCAATGGCCTTTGAGAAATCTCCCCGAAGCTGGGTCACCTGGACAACCAAGTTATGGAATTCCTTCTGTGTGACCAATTCAACGCTGTGCTTGTCCGATGCATGCGCGGTAACGGCCGAATTGATCATGAACAGCACAGCCGCCACCACAATGCTTAATGAGGCCAAGACGCTGGCCACAACCGTCACTGTACGCTCTTTCCGTATCTGCTGGCGCTCTTCGTTTGTCATCCCTGAACTTCCTTATACGTCTGTTCGTCAGGATTCTAGCGCGATACATCGGATTCTCAGAAGGTGTCAACTTGTCACTGTTGCACCGTGCAACTTGTTGGCGCTGATTTAATAAAGTAAACTCTTTGTTATGTGTGATTGTCGATATCCAAGGCCAAAGCAGGTTTCTGCTTATCAGGTCATCTGCGAGGAATGCGGATCAACTGTAGACCAGCAGGATCTTCTGCGCCTGCTGTATCAGGTTGCCGATGACGAGAAGAAGGCTTCTATTGCGGCCTGAAGTACCACAGCATCATAAACATGATCACAAGCAGCGTGAAGCTGAACGAGACCGCAAAGACTTTTCTTGCCATTCCTTTTCACTCCTAATTCGATATGCAATTTCTAGCTCTGTTGCGCTGTAAATATAATCATGGCTCATCGCCAAAGGATGTTCAGGGTTGGTGCCGGGTGTTATCTCGGCCAATCCAATCCACTTTTCAAGTTTGCTGATCCTCATAATTCCATCAGCGTTTGGAGCACACGCTTTTCACACGCCAGAAAGTCTCTTGAATTAACCCCGGTGCCACCACATGCCTTGTGGAACGCTCGCCGCTCTTCACGGCCCATTTGAAACTCGTCATGGTTGAATTGATTACCATGCTTCGAAAGCCACTCTTCAAGCGCCTGAACCCGGTGCCTGGTTCTTTCGATGGCCTGCTGTCTGGTGGACTCTTGCGCAATCATAATCCTAATGCCTCTCTGACTTGTTGCCGGGCCGCTTCTGCCTTTCGTCTGGCTTCAGCCGGGTCTCCTGGTATCTTGTTGTTCAATTGATCAACGGTCTTTTTCAATGCTGGTGGTGCTTTCAGAGCCGGGCGCTTCGGCGGTTCTCCATGGGGTAAATGAACTGTCTGCCATTCACCCTCAAGGGCATTCCTTAACACAACCTCGCAAGGCCAGCCAATCTCTTCATACCTGACCAGTTTTCCGATGATCACGGTGACGGCTCGCTTGGTGGTCTTCACCTTTTTCTTGTGAACCTTCCGCCGCATGACCATGAATTCACCAAAGAGCCTGGCGGGGATCACTTCGGGAAGTTCTATGCCTGCCTTAGCCAAACCGGACAAACAATCATCAATTTCTTGTGCGGTAACGTCAATGATCACGCTTCATTCCTCAAAATTGATATAGCTATTGATTTGTAACAAGGAGCTCGCCCGCTCTTTGCAATTTTTTCAGGCAATTCATCAGGTATCCCATTGTAATAGCATCTGGCGTGCCACGTTTGAATGTAATTCATCACCCGCTGTGTAGTTCGATTGCCATACTTGAATAGCTTTTCTTGCTTCTCTGTTCGCCAACTTTCTTTGATTATCGTCAAGCAACCCCCACGCCTTTCTCACTATGTCTTCTGGAATCTGAAGGGCATACGCCACCGCCGCGTGCCCGATCCAAGCCTTCTGCCCGAGAGAAGAATCTGTTAGCGCATTTTCACAACTTATCGGCCAGTCACTAACAACCTTCATCATCCACTTTCCATATAGCTTATGGTTGGAGGTGAAGACAACGGCTTGTTCCAGCGCCTTTTTTTTGTCCTCAACATCGCCCCACATATTAAAAATGACTTCTTCCCACTGGCAAATCGGATGCCAAACACGCTTAAAGTCAGACTTCTTCTTCAAATTCTGCTTCCCACGACGCTGAAAAATCTTCGTTCTCAAACAAGGCTGCAACCCCTGTTATCTGTTTCATTCTTAATAGTTCGTCCATTGACATACCGATGTGTTTGCAAATCCACCTGTCTCCTTTGCCCATTTCGACAAGCTCTTGGACGATCACACTCATAAGCTCAACGTTGTGACTCCCCCTAGCGCGGTTATGGCGAATCGTCGATGCCATTCGGTCTGACTTGTCTTTGTTCAAAACAACGACAGGGAGAAGGCCATGCTCCCTTTCTCTTATCTCTTTGTTGTTCTTGAGAGTCAAATATCTGTGAAAACCATCAACAACGATGTATTCGTCGTTTTCCTTGTCGTAAACGGTAACAACCGGCTGCGTGTATCCATCTTCCATGATTGAGGTTTTCAATAATTCCATTTCCGGTGGGGCCACTTTGTTGGGGTTGTAGTCGTTGGCCACAACCTTTTCTATAGGAACTGCTCTGACGTTATACACGGGAGAAAGCGCGGGGTAATGCCCTTCCTCATCGTGGATTTCATGCCCAAGCAATGCAGGCTTGAACACGCACATCAGCACAACATCGGTAAAAGCTTGGAAAGAATGTTTGTCGTGCTTATCCAAAACATAAACAACACCTTCCGAAACACTGTATTCTTCATCGGTTTCCAAGTTGATTAACTTCCCTGAACCAGAGATGCAGTAACAGGACTCAAGGTGGGCGTTGTAATGCCACGTGTGTGAATCGCCTGCGAACACCGTTGTTTTTGTTATTGTGTAGCCCATTCCATCGGAATGTCTTATTATTCTGCAACTGGTAAAGCCGTCTCCTTCGACAACCGGCAGATCGCCCACTTGATACACTTTCATTTTCAAACGCTCCTATATTTTTCCTGTATTTGTTTTTGGCGAATTGCCTGGTCTTTGTTAGGCGCAAGCCCTAAATATTTGCATGTGTGATCGTTTTTCAGCACAGTAATTGCAAATCTCTTCCACGAAGTAACCATGCTTGGATGCGCCTTCAAAAAGTCTAGGTGGTCTGGCGGCCTCTTAATTATCACTCGGTCAAGGCTGTTGCCGCCGTGAGGGGTTTTCCCGTTCAGGTAAAATCTGACCTTGTTTTTTCGAAGTTCAGAAATTATTTCTCCTGGCAGTCCGCGCCCCGTTCTTCCCCAAAACTTTATTGATTGAACGAAGCGCTGCTTAAAATTTTCAGCAGACTCCTTGGGCAAGGTGGACAGCAAAAACTTCACAAAAGATTTCCATGTGTGCCCCTTCGGAAGCTCGAATGAGCGGTAAGTTAATTGCTTTCCGTAAGTCGCCACAAAGTTTGCGCCGTTAACTCTAGCGCAAAGCCTGGCCCAGCAATCCGGATCAATTATCCGGTACATGGACAAACTTGATTTAGATTCGCTCATAAACGGGGAAGCAACGCGCATGTTGCCTACCGGCACGCCCGCCCGGTAAAAAATGTCGTAAAGTTTATTGTAGTCCCACCCAAAAACCCTGTTCGCTACCCAAATGTCCTTAGACCCCCAATCGTATATTGGATAGCAGTTATACGTGTGCTCGCCATTTTTCCTTGTCCACTGGCGCCCATCTTTCATTTTTTTGTCGGGGTTCATTATTGCCCTAAAGCGGTTAAGGCTTTCGCTCGCGCGAATACCAACGCAGTTGGCGCAGGATTTCCCATCTGCATACCAAGAAGCGAACCCGTCCCAAAATTCAGCGTATCCCATGTTCTCTCTGAAGAAAGGAAACTTGTGGTTGTCAAACGTAACAATGTAATCCTGATCGGGTCTTGGCCTTATCCACCTTTCTTTGTCTTTCTCTCCCCAGCATTGCCACTCTGTATCATACGCACTAACGGTGCAGGGCAGCGTGATAGGCAAGCAGCACCAATAAACGTCAAGGTGCTCTCGGTTTGCCTGAATTATTCTGTGCATAAAGTCCAAACTAAAAGAATAGTTTGCTTCGTTGTCCATTATCTGAACACCGATCTTTTTTTTGATGCCGCGTTTCTTTTTGTGGTCGAGGAAAAGATTCAGCAAAACCCCCGAGTCTTTCCCGCCAGAAAAAGAAACGTACACCTTTTCAAAATTATCGAAAACAAACGCTATCCTTTCATTCGCTGCGTCGTACACGTTTTTTTCTTGGTACACCCTCTTCAACTTTGGCTCCTTTTTTAACGCTTAAACCTTCGGCCCTTTCCTGTCACACGCATGCCAGTAATCGGGTCCCCTTTCTGTCCTGTAAATAGGCCGGGAGTCAGTGCGCCGTGTGGACTCGTATTCCGGGATAACGCTATTTTGCAATGCAGGCACGTTTTAGCCTGGCGGATGCACCGGAACGCAAGATATTGCAGGGGGTTGCAATCAGTAACACAAGATATGGTAGAATCAGGCTTCCTGATCGTTTTCGGAACCGCCTGCAAGCTGTTATTCCGATACGGAAAGACTAAACCCTTGTTGCTTCCCGGCGCAAGGGTTTTCTTTTTGCAAGCTTCCGCTATACTAAACCCGTTCAGCACTTCTCTCACCTCTTCTTAGCGCTGAACCCCTAGCCCGGTCTGACCAACCGGGCTTTTTAATGCGCGTCATGTTTGTTCCGCATGGTTATCGCCATCATTAAGGCATCAAGCTTGCTGATCACGGTTCCGAAGAGCCAGCAAACAATAAAATTCAACGCTAAGCTTGCGCCCATCTTTGGCCATGTAATGGTGATTTCTCGGTCAAGTAAAACGTCAATGGATACCTGGAAAACAAACGCCATTACTAGCCACAGCAGAATACCTAGCCACATCATTGATTCTTCCTCTCTTTGTATTTCTGAACCCATTGTTGAAGGCGCTCTTCTTTGGAAAGCGGCCTTGGTGATTTGAACGTGTAAACCTGGCTGCACCATCTTTTGCACATATCGTCACATCCTGAAGTTCATAATGGCGTGGTAAATTTCTGCACTGAAAGGCTCTTCCCCATGCTGGTCAATATAGAACGTCCACGCAAAATCAAACCTTTCTTTTTCCCATGGCTTGCGCTCTTTCCCGGCAATACCATTTTTACCGTGAAGCCAATCATGCTCTTCTTCGGTGACCGGGCAAAGGAAGTAATGGCCGATGTTGCCAATACCTTTGATGCCCATGGTTCTAGCCGTGGCGTGGTGAACAACTGGATAGCCCATTTCGTGACAGGCTTTAAGCCAGTCTCTTTGCTCTTTGTTTTGCGGTTGGGTTGGAATCATCCTCTTACCTCGAATATCCCATTCAGATCCGGCTCGCAATCCATAATCGTTCTCGCGTAGTGGCTGGTGTAGTTGTTGTTCAACTTGTATTCGTCCTCATCTGGATTTGTGGACAAGGCGAAATCCCAACGCATGGATTCCCACAACATCCTAATGCCACACTTTCTTTCAGGGTGCCTTCTTCGCCATTGCCGACACTTAAAGACGAGCGTTTTATAAACGTGAGGATTTGCGTCATGGAATTCCTTGAATCTTTCCGCCGGCGTTTTGTCGATCAAGCTCAACTGGTTCACCGAAGCTTCACCACATTGTTCTTGACCGGAAGTTGCAACTGATCAATGAGAAACTTGGCGCACTTGTCATTCATGTCCGCCAGATCATCAACCGCCTTCTTCGCTTCGACGGTTGAATGAAACGTCCTGAATGGGAAACAATCTTGGTCAAACTGATTCAAAACTTTCAGGTTGTCAGTGATGAAGTATCCCCGGTAATACATCACCCAACCTGCTTAATGAAGTTTGCTTCTTCAAGCCTGTCAGCAATTCGGTTCAAAGAACCAGCGATTTCATCAACACCAATCAACTTTTGAAAGGCTGAAGTCACTTGATATTTGCCGAATTGCAGCCCGGCCTTGTAGCTTTGGTCTGCCCTGAATTCTGACCAACGAGTTAAGAACAAAATCTGGTTCTGTTCATAGCTGAAATTTAAATGCTCTTTGACCTGGAAACGGAAGAGAGGAACAACATCACCTTCATTGTTAATAACCTGCCACGTTTCGCCGGTTTCACATTCGTCAGTGACCGCCATGAAGTCACCAATGGGGAACAGTTCTTTCATCTTCAATACTCCTTTCTATACTCAAAATCTTTTTCACATTCCCGAATAACCTGGTGTTCAATGAACGGGGTCAATTCGATTTCGCTGCCGCAAGCGGGAAGGAAAGGAACGTCTTCTGGTTCGTATTCTTCAGGGTCAGACTCAAGCGCGGTGACCTTGTTGATAATGATTCCGCCGCCTTCAACGTTGTAATCAATTTCAACATTGACCACGATGGGCAACGCTTCGCTTAACTCAACATCGGCTTTAAAATCAGACATTTCATTTCCTCACCTTTTGAAACCATTGTGCCTTCCCCTTGACCATTTGTCAAACCTTTTGACACTGTTTCTTTTGTCAAATTGTTTGCTATAATGCCGGGATGAGCATTGATGACGTAATGAAGCACTTTAACAACAAGGTGGCTGAAGTGGCCAAGGCCGTTGGCTGTACACGGCAGACGGTCTACAACTGGCAGGAATGGGGAGCCATCCCCGAGCTTCAGCAACTGAAGATTGAAAAGGTCACCGAAGGAAAACTTCAGGCCGACTGATGAACGCATTCAGGTTCATTGATGGTCAGCAGGATTGCCGCGACGGAAAGTCGCCGCAGTCAGAAGACGATTTTTATATGTCCGGCTACAGGTCACAAGCCGGGCTTCAAGCAATCAAAGAAGAGGAAGCGCAATGCTTAAACCAGCAGAAAACAAACTTGGCTTTGCCAAGGTAGGTCTTTACGGCGGGGCCGGTTCCGGCAAAACTCACACAGCAGCAAAGCTCGCAATTGGCATCGCTGATTATTTCGATGACCCCCGGCCAATTGCCATGTTTGATACGGAGCCTGGCGCTTCGTTTATCATCCCCATGTTTCAGGAAGCCGGTCGGGAGCTTTTGGTTTTTGATGAATCGCGGTCACTCGTTGACCTGATGAAATTCATGGAAGAAGCTGAACAAGTTGCTTCCGTTATCATCGTTGATTCCGTTACCCATGTATGGCGCGACTCAATGGAGTCGTTTATTTTGCGCATGAACGAAATCAGGAAAGGAAGAAATCAGCGCCCACTTTACAGCCTGGAATTCCACCACTGGAACCAGATAAAGCCGCAGTGGCACAAGTTCACTGACAAGTATCTTGGCTGCAAAACACACGCGATTGTTTGTGGCCGGGCCGGGGCTGTTTACTCTTACCAGAAGAATGAAGAAACTGGCAGAATGGAAGTCATTCAGGAAGGTACCCGAATGGCGACTGAAAAAGAACTTGGCTATGAACCTTCCCTGTTGATTGAAATGCGTGCTGAAAGAATCGAGATTGGCAAGAACAGGATTAAAAACGTTGCCTTGGTTGAGAAAGACCGGGCCGATAAATTGAACGGGCAGGAATTTGAATTCCCGTCCTTCAAGGATTTCGTTCCTCACTTCGACACGTACAACCGCACCGGCAATCATGCCGCAATTGATCCAGCAAGAAACTCATCTGAACTGTATGAAGAGTCAGCGGAATCTTCCGGCTGGGATGGCGAGAAGCGCCAGCGCAAAATTCTGTCAGAGGAAATCATTGAAGAGGTAAAGAAAATTTACCCTTCGCAATCTTCCGATGACAAGCAGCAAAGGCTTGAACTGTTTGAAGAAGTCTTTGGAACTCGCTCTTGGACAAAGATTTCAGAAGACACCAAGTCAGAGCGGCTTAAGCTTGGCCTGGAAGAAATCAGGATGAAGCTGAACCCGCCCGAAGAGCCTGAAGGGGACGTGCCTTACTGATGAAAGTCTCGCTTCAATGGCAGAAGGATTGCTTCTATCCGTTTGATGCTGAAAGCGTGGAACTGTGCCAGAAGATTCCTGACAACAAAATCTTTCCTTCCGTCAACATCATTGATAAAGAAAAACTCCTGGACTACAAGGCCGTTTTCTGGATATGGGCAAAGCACCGGGTCACACAAATGGAAGCCAAGAACCACGGTAAGCCAATTTTTATTCAGGTCGAAGAAGGCGCGGAAGCTGAACGGCTGAAAGATAAGCACATTCATGACGTATGGTGTGAGCGTTTTCTTGGGTACACCAAAGGAAGAAGGATTGGCAGCACCGTCATTCGGCCTTCGTTGCGAACCCTTACATATCCCCGTGAACTGACCCCTGAAGAATGGTACATTTTCCTGCGGCGGATTGAAGAAGGCGAACTTGAGCTTGGCTATTCAATACCGATTGACCCGAGACCAAGCAAGTATTCTGTCACCAAAAAAGAGCGGGAAGGCACTGATTGAAGACAAGGCATGGCGGCAGGAACGCGCACAACCACCGGATGCGCTGCCGGAAGTGTTACAACCGGCATAGAAGAATCAGGCGCGGCAGCACCGAAAAAGCCTGCTATTGTCCTTGGGGGAGATACAAGCTCAAGAGACACCCCAACAAATACCGAAGAGTCTCAGCCACTTACTGTCCTTGTTGCGGGTCTGATGACGTTAAATCAATCGAAGCGGAACGCCAGCGGCAGGTCAACAATCAGGAGACCTGCAATTGCCACCACCTTCCTTTCCCCCACCGGAAAGGGTCTATACTTGGGTGTGAGCACCACCCCAAAGAAGAATGGACTGAAGAAGACCATGAACAGTTTGAAGGTTGCTTGAGGACGCAACGCGGATCATGAAGAAACAAAAGTCATTACCAACCGGAGTCTTTGCCCACAAACCAGAAAAGATTCAGGAGCCAAGCGAAGGCAGGCCACGTTACAGCAAACCGTCAAGCGTTCCGCGTGATCCTGGCTGGCGAGACATGACGCATGGCTTTAATCCTGACTTTGATTACCATGCGGCAGCGAGAGAAATGAAACGCATCAGGGAGCTTATATGAAGACGTTTAATTGCAGGCAATGTGGCAGGATCTTCGAGTTAGAAGATAGCGTCAGGCTTGCTCATTGCTGCGACCATCAAATGCTGGAATTGGGGAGACTCCCGGGCCCAAAGAGAAAGCGGGTCATGCACATCACAAACAACGGGCACACCATCACCGACTTTTACGGGAGAGTCTTTATTTCTTAAGTAGCGCCTTGATATCAGACTGCAACGCGACAATGTCTGCCTTGCGTTCTTGAAGAGTTTTGATCTGCTCTTCAATCGCGTCAATTTCTTTGTTGTATACTTCAGGGTCAGCATTCAGGCGCTTCTCTGCATCAGACAATTCAACGCCATCAAAAACCTTGTGCGTCATGACAACGTGTGTTGGCAGTGGCTTCCTGGTTTCGTCCTGTAACTTTTTGCCTTCCTTGTCAAAGAGTGCGGGCTGTGTCACCTCGAATCCGTCATCAACCAACCTCAAAGAAACGTTTTTTGCGGCCTTGATCTTGCGGTAGTTTTCCATGGTTAAACCTCGTATTGTTGCCAAGCAAATGGCTTTCGTTCAAGCAAGTAGTATTGTTTGAATTGGTTTGAAAAGGCTTCCTGCTCGAATCGGATTTGCTTGTAAGCCTTCTTAAGTGAGCGGTATTTTACCAGCCCTTTCAGCCAGTCCGAAAGATAGATTAGAAGAAACTTGTTAGCACCCACTTCGATTCTTTGGTGATGGTGTATCCCTTCATGGCTCAGCATGACTTCATCGTATGCATGACCCTTTGAGGTTAACACCCCGAACCGGGTACTTATTGCCGTTGCATCCCCGGCAAACAGGGTAAGCAATCGAATCACAGGGAGCGGTAGAATGATAACCTTCATGCGGCCTCAAGCGCAGAGAGCCTGGAAAGAATGCCACCATCAGAGAACAGTTCCCGGCAAACCTCTTGGAGCACAATTGAACTAATGGTGCCGTCAATAATGGATGATTTGACGAACGCAGACCGCTCAGGCTTTTTGACATTGATTGTTAAAGGGTTTCCGGTCTTGGGATCAGTAAGCGCGTTACCGTTCTCATCAAAGCATTCTGTTCTTTTGTAATCGTCATAGTATGCCACGCATGACGGAAAAACCTCTTCCGCCTCATCATGGACAAGGCCCAGCCGCCAAGGGGCGTTTTCTTCGCCGTACTGCTCAACGTCAGTAACAGATTTCCACTTCCGGTAGCGGAGATTCATGAAATCTTCGACATAACTCCTTACGTCTTCAATAACGTGTTTCGTGTCTCTGTGTGAGATAGTGCCATAAACGCCATCATGGTTCGCAAGGTCTCCATCAGAATAACCGTGAAACCTGGCCGTTGTTGAGTCTTCCCAAGTCATGAAACGGTTTGTGTTATCATCGGGGGACGCGGCAGAAAACAGCACGTTAATTCCGTAAGGCGATGTAGAGGTGACATTGTAATGCTCTACCCGTACTACCCAATCCTCATTTACGTTGTTTTGAATAGTGTGAAAGTTGCCGGATGTATCATCTTGCGTAATGGTCATTCGACCATCGTCAACATCAAGGCTAACACCTACCGGCAAAGTTAAAATAGAACTGGAAAGGGTTAGCTTGTTGCTCCCATCATCAAGAATCCTTAACAGCCCTGTGCTGTCGTTGCCTATCTCCCATGTTTGATTGCCCGTTGTTTCGTGCAACTGAATAGAACAATCGCTACCTTCGATGTTTAGGTGTCGTGAAAATCCCGTATCAGAGGCGCGGCTTGCTCCAACACCAACATCACCTGCAAAGGTGGCGGCTTGGCTTGAGCCCAACGTAAGCGCGGCAGTTCCGCCCGTTACCAACTCCATATTATCCGCGCCATTTTCGCGGATGTATGTATTTGACCCTCCGTCTAAGTATAGTATTTGCCCTGATGACATTACCAATGCGCCTGCTAGAGCCGTGTTAGTTCCCCCCGCGCTTAATGTGATAATTGCCGAATTAGTAGCATTGCCAAGTTTTGTGGCTCCACTATCCATTCTCAAAACTGTGCTGCCGTCAAAACGTAAAACAGAAGCGATTAAATCCATTACGCCGGGGCCGACTTCAACGATGTTGGTGGCGTCATACCCTAAATGGGTTTCATCGGCCGCCGTTGCGTGCGTGCTGCCGTGAATTTTTAGGAACCCGCCAACGCCGTCAGACTGGTTCGCGAGCGTAAAAACGCCGTCAGTGTCGCCGCCTTCAAATGTGGGATTAACGGCCCCGGTAGAGGCAAAGGCTATAGAAGGGTCACGTAACGAAACCTGTTCATGAAGGATAATGTCAGTGGCGCTGAATGTTGTTTTTTGACCCGACCCAACAAACACTTGGATAGTACCGGAACTGGATAGCAGGTAATCGCCGCCGCCAACGCCATCAAAATAAATGCGGTCAGTATCTTCGAGCGCAACATTTTTGGCGTAAGCCTTGTTCCCGCTTTCATCAATCTCGAATAACTGAATCCAGTCAGTCCCGTCATAGATTTCTTTCGTCCAAGCGCCTGCAACGGAATTGTTGACGTATTCAATCCCGGCAGTCAGGTTGCCTGGTGCGGAAGATCCAATTTCATTTCTGCGAACCTCGTCAATATTCGCATCCATGGTGTTCATTTCGGTCGCGGTGAGAACCTGCCCGACTGAAAATGTTTGTGGTGTGTAGGCCATTAATCGAGAACCAGTAATTGTCCGTTTTCTAGGTCAAGCTGAACCCTGTCATTAGAGTCAATGCCGTGTTGTTCCATCAGAAGATTCACAATTGCTTCTTCATCAGCCAGTGATTGATTAACCATCCGGCGCATTTTTTCCTTCAGATCGTCAAGCTCAAGAATGCCAACGCCGACCTTCGTCGCGGCATCGTCACGCCGTTTCGCGTGGTCTCGCAATTCTTCAACGCGGTCTTCCGGTATTTCAAAAGCTTTCATAGTCCAAGTACCCTGTCAGTATCAAGCTTGCCAAGCGGGTCATTGTCCAAAATCAGGAAGTTTCCTGATGACCGCAGCTGGAACCCCAATTCTAAAACATGCCGGTTGCCATTGCTAAGGTCGATGCTGTGCTCAAGCCTTGTGATCATGTGCAGGGATGCAATGCCGGTGATGGAGTTTGTAAGGTGCATTAAATCCCCAACTTCAGCGCCAAGCATTGAAGGAAAGTCATTGACGATTGATCCCCCAACATCAGGGATGGGATAAGCAAACTGATCAACAAGATACTGTGCATAATCCTGCGCGAAGTTGAAGTTTCCAATCAGGTCACTCTCAAGCGTGAAAACCCTTCTGCCATAAAGTGACTGACTGGAATTGCTTTCTGCTTTGCCCGTCAGTGGTGGCGCTCGTCTTAACGGCTTGCCACGAATGTTGAACTTGGTCAGGAAGGTCTCGGTGCCAGTTCCATTGAATACCGTGGCCACAACTGTTTCAGCAAACAGCGTGGCCGTGACAGATGACGTTGCCGTGGTGTTACTGCCTGAACCATCGCTGTTCGCATTTGTCAGCCAGTCAGTGGAAGAAACCGGGGTCACAAGGTCTTTTGCCGGGATAGGCTCAAGGGTGTCGGGGTCAAGGTAGTCCAGAAAAAACGAAATCCAACTGCTGGCCTGGATAGATAAGGCGCCCGTCAATGAGCCAACAACCGTTTCCGCTGATTCTGGTGAGCGTGGCCGGGACTTGATTAAAGCTTCATTCAGCAATTCATCATCAGTCAACGCATAGGCAAGGGTCATGAATTCATCATATGAAGCCTGCGTGGTGGCAATGGCTTCAAAGTGTCGATTCTTCACACGAACCACCCCGCCGCCATCAGCAAAGACGCTGTAATAACCCGAGTCAATCAGTTCCTGAACCGCTCTATCAGCGCGTTTTTCCTTGAACCATGTAAAAGGAACCGTCTGGTTCAGGGCATCAATAGACCAAGTTGAAACTTCTGACAGACTGAAGACGATGGCAAAGAGGCTTCCAACATTGCCGTTACTGATCAGGCTTGTTGTGATTGTCCGGTTGCGCATGTCTCTGATTCTGTCTCTGGCGCTCGCGTTAGCGGACTGGCTTTCAAGAGCCGGTTGGACTGACCATTCATCAATCGTGCCGGTGAAAAGATTGTAGGTGGATGAAGAGTGTGTTGCCCGCACCCGCATATTCAAAGCCGGTCGCAAAAGACCCGCCAAGGAACTATTCGGATTATCAGGAGAGTATTTCCCTGATGGATTATGCAGGGAGAATCTGCAATCGCCTGGTTCAAGTTGGAAGAAAACGCCACCGAGATTCCTTGAAATAGAAATGGTGGTCACATCAGGGGTTATGTCAGTATAAGACCCTGATTCAAATTCAACTTCAACGGCATAGGTTGGGGTTGTCACCGATACCTGCCCTGGTTCTGCCGCATCTTTCTCTCTATCATCTTCACCAGCCGGTTCAAGGTGACTTCATCAGCATACAAAGGGCCGTTGATATTCAGCGCCATACCACCGCCACCGCCATTGGCCAGCGGCTCAACCTTGACCCTTTCCGGCCCCATTTCGCCAACCTGGATCAGTGATCGCCGGGTAAAGATACCCTCACCACCCGTTGCGAAGCTGCCTGACAAGGCTCCTTGAAGCGTGCTGCCGACAATGGAGCCGAAGGGTTGGCCAAGGGCAGCAACGGTCAAATCAAGCGCCTGAAGAAGTGCTTGAGAAGGATCACCGATGGCCCCGAACAACTTCCCAAATCGCGCCTTGTAGAAGCCTGAGGGGTCTGGCGTTACGTCTTTCCGGTAGAAAGCGCCTTGACTGCCAACGGCAGCGGCCACCGCGCCAATCTGGGCCGGATCAAGAGCCGATGCAATAGCGGCTTCCGCAAAGGCAAACGCATCAAGCAGGGAGGCAAAAGCCGCCGCGCCCTCATTGCCGGGGAAACTGTTGTGGTCTGACTGGAAACGAACATTGCCGAAAGGCGAGGCAGTGATTTTGCTCAAGTCCTCGCTGCCAATCGCCTGCGTTGGGCTGTCACTGGTAGGAATGAATGACCACCTTGGTTCCTTGTTCTTGCCGCCAAAGAGCGTATCAACGAGTGACCCCACCGTAGAACCAATGAAAGACCCCACCGGCCCACCGAAGGCTCCTAGCGCCCCGCCGATAGTCGCGCCGATGTTTGAACCTGGTGTTTTGTCAGTGAACAACCCGCCAAGCGCACCGCCTGCAAAATTCCCGAGAAGTCCGGCCCCGGCAGTGGCCAGATTGCCAAGCATGCCGCCACCAAAGAAGTCATTGATCTGTCCGCCAAGACCGCCGAATAACCCATTAGAAAAATCACTGATACTGCCGCCGATACCGCCAAAGAAGTTCTTCACACCACTGAAGAAACCGCCGCCGCCAACGTCGCTTCCCATGCCACCAAAGCCATGCGAGGTCAGCATATCTGTTCCGCCGCCACCGCCGAAAAGACCGCCAAAAAAATCCTTCACGCCACTGAACAGACCGCCGTCCCCATTGTTGCCGCCGAACAGGGAATTGAAAAAGCCGCCTGTCTCTTTGCCTGCGCCAAGCAGCGTGTCAAGAATGCCGCCACCAGTACCGCCAGAAGAAGGGGTTCCGCCGCCAAGTAGCGACTGAAACAGCCCGGCAACTGATCCTGTTTTTCCGCCGACTCCCGATAAGTCATTGATTAAATTGCCAAAAATACCACCAAGCCCCTGGCCGCCGGCAACAGAATTGATGATGGAACCAATGGCCGTGGTGACTTCCCGGCCAAGGTCTGTGAATGCGTCTAACACATCAGTTATGGCGCTCTTGAAAGGCTTGACCATTACATCAGGCAGGGTGCCTGCTGTCCTGCCAATGTCGCCAACCGTGGAATCAAAACTGGTGCCGAAAGCGTTTACATCATTGCCCATATCATCAAAGGCATCGCCGACTTCTTCCCCGTCTTCCTGCGCGGCTTCGGCCATTTCATCCATTTCTTTCTTGACCAAGCCCTTGACGTGGCTAAAGGTTCCGGCCACGTCTTCAGCGCCTTGTTCTATCTTCGGGACAATAACGTCCTTCCATTCACCGGCCCAATCAGAAAGTTTGTCCCCAGCATCAACGGTAAAATCAGAAATCCCTTTTGCTGTTACGCCAAGCGCCTTCTTAAAGCTGTCAGGCAGGAAGTCGACAAAGGCATTCCATATCTGTTTGAACTTGCCGACATATTCATTGATCTTTTCAACCAAAACTTTCCTGATGCCATTTCCGAAATCAATAATGGCTTCGCCAGTTTGCGCCAGCAATCTGCCAACGACATTGAAGGTGGCAACAACGGCTTCCCAATTCTTCGCAACAAACACACCCGCAGCAGCAAGCCCAAGAATAGCAGCAGTCAGCGGCCCGGCCGCAATGGTCAGCGCGGCCATGCCCTTGCCGAATTTCGCAAAAACCTGGATGGCGGTTCCAACGGCTATCAGTATCGGCCCACCGGCCCCAACAAGCCCGGCAATCGTTAAGGCGGCGTCTTTGACAGGCTGTGGCAGCGCCACAAAGATTTGAACCAGTTGCCCTATTTTCCCTATCACCTGGTTTGCACCGTCGAAGAAACCACGAAAGAAGCGGTTGACTTCCATTGACAGCGGGCCGAAGGCAGAAGCAATGTTATTGCCCATGACCTTCATGTCTTCGCCAAAGGTTCTCGATACGGCTCCGGTCTGGATTACCTTACCCTGTGAGTCATCAAGGTTCCTTGACAAAGACCCCAGCGACGGTATCAACCCGTCACGGATGGCTCGCATGGCCCTTGTCGCTCCTTCCGCCCCGAACAATTCAAGCGCCTTGTTGTAGGCTTCAGTTTCGTCCTTGGCGTTTGCAATCTCTTGGATAGCCAGATCCAGCGAACCGCGAACGTCCAGCCCGGCATCGGCAAACTTCCTTAATGCCTGGTTCAGCGCAGGAGAAACCCTGCTGAAACTGATTCCCGCCGTTTCCATCTTGGCAATAAGCACGGCGGACTCATCAGCAGAAAGTCCTGCTGTACGCAACACAGCGCCGTATTCAGCGACATTGGCCACCAGTCGGCCAAGGCCAATCCCCATTTCCTGGCTGATTTCAAAGAATTCATCAAGCTGTTTCCCGGCATCGCTGGCATCGGTGCCCATAACCTGGATGACCTGAGAAAACTGCTGTGCAAGCTGTGAGGCATTTGTGCCGGTCAGTCTCGCGGCTTCCAGCACCTGCACTGACATTTGTTGGAGCGCGTTACCGGTCAGGCGACTTCTGGTGTTCAGTTCACCAATGACCCCTGAAATCGTCTGAAGGTCGGCAGGGACTTTCTTAAACACCTGGTCACTGATCGTTGACAGGTCTTGAAGGGTTTGACCTGTTGCGCCAGTGGCGTTCCTGATGGTGTTGGTGGCGGCCTCGTAGTCGTTGGAGAGCTTGAGAAGACCGGCAGTGGCAGCGACGAGCGGAACGGTGACAAACTTTGTTAACTCTTTACCGGCATCAGCAACCTGTTTGCCGGATTTCTCCATTTTGTCCCCAAAGGATTCACCGGCTTTCATAGCCTGGTCGAACCCTTTGGTTATCGCTTCGATTCCCTGAAGCGATGTTGTTATGTTTACATCAGCCATCTTCGCGCATCTTCTGTTCTATATCCAACAGATCGAGAAGATAGAAGGCTTCATCATCTGTCAGTTGCTCTAAATCTGACGCGCTCCAACCGTAAGCTTTTGCGAATCTATGCAGCGCGTTTAGGAATTTGGGTCATGGGCTTCCTCTTCCATGCCGCTTCTGATAACCCAGCCAACCGCAGTCAGGACTTTAGCCGTTGGCGGAATCTCTTCGATTTTTTCATCAGGAACAGAAGGGTCAATCTTATGCACCATGACCTCAAGCAGTCCGAACAAATGGTCAAAGTCAATATCTTCATTGAATCCCTGAAGACCTTTCATGGTCACGCCATATTTATTCTTGAGCCTTCGCCAATCGCCGATGTTCAGCGGTGAGGCTTCAGCAAGGTCAATCGCCTTGCCATTAACGGTGATGGTGGTAGAAGGGGTCTCAGAAACCTGAACACTCGTTGTGTCCGTTGTTGTCATGGTCAATCCTCATAATTAAAAGAACGAATTGGTGGTGGTCAGTGACACCTTCAAAGCATTGCCAGAACCGGAAACGTATTCCGCCCGGCTTTGGAATGCTACGGTGACACGGCCCCGACCTGGCAAAGCAGGCGGATAGGTGAGATAGCGCACACCTGGCGCGTCAAAAACAATCTGGAATGAATTGGCCCTGGTCATTGAAAACACATACTGCTGCTCAACATCGTTTTCAAAATCAAGGTAATCGGAAATGTTGTCAAAAGACATGGTGCCGGAAAGCCGGATCAGTTGCGGCCCGTTCCTTCTGATTTTGTAGGGAGCGGTGCTGCTGTTCAGCGTGGCAATGCTTTCAAGCTGGTTGTTGATGGAAACACTCAGGGCTTCCAGTCTTGGGTTGGCGGCTCCGCCCACTTCAATCGAGCAGGTATCAAAGGCAAACGGCTCCTGTGCGCTGCTGACAAAGCTGGCGGCAGTTTCGGCAACGTTGGTGGCATTGATACCCACCAGCCCGGCTGACATTCGCAGACCTTGGTTAGGCGCAATGTTGAACTCAAGCGTGTTGATGTTCATGCCGCCGTAACGCTGGGCTGACGTTACATCGCGGAAAACCTGGAAGGTGTATGGCTGTTGAGGGAACCGGTCATCCCAATCCGAGGTTCTCATCGTGTGCTCAGTCGTATACAGGAACCCTGAAAGGACTTCTGTCATTGACTGAATGCCCATTGCACCGTGCAGGAAATGACCCACCTGAACAGTGTGCGCATCGGCCACAACCGGCCCGCCTACACGGCGAACCCCTCTTGAATCTCGCGGCTCGTAAAGGGCATTAATGATGTTCTTGGTTTCATATCGGTCATACGGCGCGTCAATGTTTTCACTTAACGCTTCAATGAACTCTGTTGGAGTGACAGGCACCGCGCCTGAAGATTCTTTTGCAAAGCCAATGCTGCCTCTCATTCCGTATGACATGGTTTACTCTTCCTCGCTGGCTTTCGGTTTGCGTTTTGGCGTGACAACCTTTTCAACCAAGCCGGACTCTTCAAGCTCTGCCAGAACCTTGGCAGGCGCTTTGACGGGTTGCCCGGCCACCAGATTTAACTGGTATTTCGGGACATGCCTGGTAAGGGTTGCTTTATGCATGAACGCCATTATATGCGAAGGCCAAAACACTGGAACGGCCAGCCGTGTTGCATGATGCAATGTTTCTTGCAGGGAAGGGGCTAGTGATGTAAAGTTGTTTGACATTGCAAGGGGATCAATGATGAACACAGCGATTGTCAAAAAGCGCCTTGGCGCATTCATCAGGCGGCATCTGACTATCCACAAGTACAGCAAGACTGCCATCAGGATCAATAGTGTTCGACGGGTCATCCGAGAACACACCACTGAATCACTTGTGGCCAGAACATGGCAGGCTTTCCGAAACAGAAACCTGTACAACCTCTGCATGACCACTGACCATTGGTTGCCCAACAGGCTTTATGAACTGTGGACATGGAAGAACCGGGGATTCAAACCAGCCAAGCACCCGATTGACATGGAGCGAAGGCGACAGATCAACGAGTTTCATCGCTTTGAAAGAATGAACACACCTGAAGCGGCTGACCACTTCAGGAAGGTTGATGCTGAAATGAGGGCTTGGCCGGATTAAGGCGGGGTCTTGTTCGTGTGCGGGAACGGATCATTGGGAATGTCAGCGCCAAGGAACGGGCAAAGCGTTTCCCATCCATGACCCGACACAATATCCATAATCAGAAACGTTCCTGACGGTGAGTTACTGAAAGCCTCAACGCATTCAGCGAAGTGTTCCTGATACCTGTCACGGTAAACCTTTTCAGCCTGATCAGCCGTCATGTTGGTACCGTAGAAGTAATCGTGGATGGGCACATGCTGTCCTTTCCAATTCTTGGCAACGCTGGCATACCATGAATCAAGGTCACGAACCGTCAGAATGAACTTGGCGCCGGGGAAAGAGTCGCGCAGAAAAGCCGGGTACATGCACCAAGGGAATCCCCTGAAGCATTCATGACCGCCCACATTGTCAAGCATGCCTTGCTGGTAATCCTCATCAGACATACCTTCCTTAAACGTCATGATGCCCTGAACGCATTTTGGATAGCCCAAAATCCGCAGCGCCTCATCAAGTGAGGAAGTGCCGGTTTTGTGTAACCCGAGTAAAAATATCATGTTGTCATTTCCGCTACTGCATTGATGATGATCTGGCCGGAAGAAAGAAAGCCCTGATCCGGCGTGAATGATGCAAACTCACCGCCATCAAACCACCACATTTGAACCTTCCCGCTGAAAGTCCGGTCTGTTTGCGCCAACAATGCGGATTCAACCTGTCCCATTAACTCGTCACGGTATTTAGCCGCCTCTGACAAGTTGTCCTGGTGAAACTCAACGCACCACAAAGAAAGTCGGAGGTTGTAACGCTGCCTGGTGGCTCTCGCCAAGTATTGCTCAACATCAGCACTTCTATCTTCAAGGTAGATATAGACCGCAGGCGCTCCATCAGAGCCAAGCCAGATTTCTTTTTCTATCTGAACGTTGAAGCCAGTCTTCGCCGCAAGCGTGGCATCGGCTTCAAGAATGCTTTTGATGGCCGTTTCAATGCCATAATAATCAATTGCCGCCAATGTCCTGCCTCATTTGCTGAATGGTTGACTCAATGGATTGAACCGCGAGCTTCGCGGTCAGGTTCTTTGTCGGCAGCATTTTTCTTTGCGGGATGCCTGGATGGTTAACCTTTGAAGCGAACACTGGCCCGTTTGCTGTCATGAAACGAAGCTTGCGGCCTGACTTGGGTTTGATGGGGTAGGCAGAAGTGCCATGTTCATGGAATGGCGCAATCTTCAGGTTGCTGCCAATCCTCACCACGTTACCAGAAACAGAGTAGTTGAATGACTGTCTGAGCTTTCCCGTGTCTTGGAGCGGCTTTGATGATGCGCCGCGCCTGGCTGCAACCGTGTTTTCAGACAAGACCGGCCATGGCGATTCAATCCCTTCTTTCTGGAAGTTGTCATTGACCCACTTTAACTGGTCAGCACCAATCAGGTTCAGCAAGGAATCAGCGTCAAGGTACGTCAGAGCTTTCCTGATCTTTGATCTTAGGCCGGTTATGTCGGTATTAATGCTCACAGTTGCGCGGATTCTTCCCGGTCATCCTGAATATCGTCAACCTTGTCACAGTCAACGAAGGAATCAATGAACCCATCCTCTCTGAAGGTCGGGTTGTAGTTCATGGTGTTTGACCATGTTTCATTCTGTGTGGTGGAAGCTTCAACGACATTCCCGGCAGAATCAACAAGCGTGATTTTGCCGTCAACAATCCCCTCAAGCGTTTCCCATGCCTGGTCAAACTTGGCAGGCCAGTCTGAATCATTGCGCCTTTCCGACATGAATACACGCTGCTGAAGGTACTTCTGAACAGCAATTTCAGTGGTGATGGTTTCCAGAATCGGAATGCTGGAAAGCGGCAGCGTATAGGATTTTGCAATCCTGGCTATCACTTCAGAATTAGCCCGTTCCGCAAAAGCGTACAGGTCAGCGGAACTTGTTGTTGTCCTTGATGCCACCAACGATACTGTCAGCATCATCTTTGAAACGGTTGTAAACATAGGCTAAAACCATTTTTTCTGAAAGGGCTTGAATGCCTCTGACACTCTCGAATCGAATTCCTTCCTGAAGTCTTCCTCTGATTCAACTCGAACGCCCGGGCCGGTCATTTCGCCATACCCTTCCTTTGAAGTCTCAAGATCAAAGCGAACATCAACACCCCGGCCCAGCACTGTCAGCGCGTCCGAATAGTATTGTAAGGTATCAACGTGAACGTATCTAGGATTCCCAATCAAGTGCTCTTTGTATATTGCAATGGTTTCTTCACATAACCGCTTGATTTCGTTGGTAATCCGCTGGCCGTTCTGCTGAAGCATGAACTTCACAAGCAGCATGTTGTCCCGGCAGATAAAGTGCTTTTGCAATATCCGGTCAGGATGATCCTGAATATCCTTCTCAAGCATTGGCTTGTTACGCCAGAATCTGGACTGACGGGTTTCCTCTGTCAGATATCCCATGTGCGCAATGTGAACATCCCCAACCACAATGGTTGGCCCTGGCCCTTCGTTCATTTCAAGTTCCGGGTGTTCGTGGATGCGTCCGAAGAACTGCATTTGCTTTCCTTCATACGGCTTCATCTTAAACAGTCTTACCGGCATGTCAGGCTCTGCCTGCATGTCTACCGCGAAATGATGTTGACGGATTGAATAGCCGTTATAAATGCTCTGCCTCAAATACTTCTGTAACTGGCTTCTATCCAGAAGTTTTTCGTCGGTATCAATCCACAAACACCAGTCGGTTTTAATGTGGGAGATTGAAAGATTGCGGCAGGCATCAAATCCGATGGATAACGGCGATTCACAATCAACGAGTACCGCGCCAAGATCCTTGGCCATGGCTTCAGCCAAGGGAGCCATGCCGGTATTTGCTATGACAATCTGGTCAACAACAGGCCGGATTGAACGCAGGCACCATAGAAGCGTTTCTTCGCAACCTGGCCCCGCAATCAATGCCGCGCCAACCGTTTCAACAGGCCGCTGAAGTTTCAGTTTTCGAGCCATGTCGATTTCAGGAACGGGCACATGGTCAGCCTCATAGATGACATAGTTATGACCAAGTGGCTCATTCGTGTCCTGGTGTTCCGTTGCTGCGCGTGACCAGTGCGACATTTTCTTTTCAAGAAACATGTCTTCAAGGTCGTGCTTGTCGAATTCCCATAGGTGCTGCTTGTCCTTGATGGGTTGGCCTCTTTCCCATGGGCCGAAGGGAACCGTGATGATGACATGACCGCCTTTGGCCACATAGTTTTCAATTTCAGTAGCCAGCTTCCATGGCTCTTCAACATGCTCCAACACTTCAAAGCATGTGGCCACATCATAGTTATAGCCATCTTGAAGCGCGGCAGCGTAATCCTTGAACTCTTCCGTTGTTTTCAAAAGGATGTTGTCAGGATACTGCGCATATTGGGCAATCGTTTTTTCTGCCTCTTCCAAGGCTTGCGGGTTCACGTCAACGGCAGTGACCTTAAGATCAGGGAACAGGTTTGAAAGATGAACAGCTTGGTAAGCGCAGCCGCACCCGTAATCAAGCAACTTTTCTGGTGCGCACTCTTCAACCCAATGCAGGATTCCAGTAAACCGGGGATCTCGTATTGCATCCTCAAAACTGCCCTCTTGTGCGGGCAGGTTTTCATAGTCAGCTTCGCCAAGCATTCCAAGCAGTTCCTGAAGTGGCGAATCTTCAGGGCAGACTTCCCGAGCAGCAACCACGTCAGAATGCTGGATGAAATGCCTTGCTAGTCTTTCGGGGTCATCGTTCAACTGGTCAAACAGGCTGTAAATCTCTTCAGTCCATTCCTGCGCGACAATTTCCCAATCATTATTTTTGCTGGCCCGTTTACCGGCTTCCGATGCGCGACTGAAAGCAGCGTGATCATCCAGATAGGCACTGACAGCGTTCACGAAGTTCTTCGTGTGGTTCTCGTCATCCTTGATCAACTTCCCGGCTCCGGTCGCCAGCGTTTCAGGTAACGCGCCAATCCTGGTGGCCACAACCGGAAGCCCTGCCGCCATACACTCCATCAAACTTATGCAGGATATCTCCCTGAAGTCTGCCGCGACCGGGGAAGGGGTTGGATACACGTAACAACGCGCCTTGGCATACTCTTCATAAAGCTTTTCTTTGGTCAGTGCACCAAGGTATTCCACGTTTTCAGGAAAAAGGGTTCTGGCAATGTGGTCACATTCAGCATACAAGTCCTGGAAGTGGTCAACCGGGTTTTCATAGGTGGCAATCTTCAGTTTGATATCTGGATGCCGCTTGAGCAATTCAGGCATGATTTCCTTCAGCAGTCGATCAAGTCCCCGTTCCGGCCTGGCACAATACATGATTGTTTTGGGGTCTCTCTTCGATTGCTTGAACAGGTTCAGGTCAACGCCGTTCCTTGTGTGCAAAATCGCATCTTCGTGAAGATCAAGAGTTTCCTGATACTGGTCAATATGATATTGGGACAACAGCATTACGCGGTCAATGTTCCAGAGTACTCCTTTGAATTCCTGCGCGTTCCGGCCAAGGGCAAGGTCATGGCACCACAACAGGTTCAGTTTCGCTGCTGTGCGGCCTATGAACTTGTACGGGATGCGCTGCACAATGGCCACATCATGCGGGGTGCTTGCTACAAAACCGTCCCACTGATCAAGAGGCATGTAATACACGCCGTCATATTCGCCTGGCTCGCCGTTCCCGAAGAGGTATACATCATGGCCAAGTGAGGCCAGTTCTCTTGCCATGCACAGCGCAGCCGTTTCAGATCCGCCAAGGGAAGCTTCTTTCAGGGTGTTGCCGGTGAAGGGCATGCCGGGAACGAACATTGAAATAGTCAGGTTTTTCATCGGGACTCCTGTCAGGTTGGATGTTTCCGATTATAGCCATATTGCATAATGCAACCACGTTGCTAGATGAAAAAGTTCTGAATTTAAATTGTAAAAGTGTTT